ACGGCGCCCGAGGCCGCCGTCCCAGCGGCGGACGCCATCGCGGGGCCGGCAGCCTCCACGGCAGCCGTAGCCGCTGCCATGTTCGTCTCCGATGCCGTGGCGACGCCGGCCATGTTCGTCTCGGCAGAAGCAGCGGCGGCCGCCGTGGCCGTTCCGACCTCGGACGACAACACGCCGGCCGCGACGCCCACGCCCTGCAACGCCGAGCCGACCCCGGTCGCGCTGGCGGCCGTCCTGGCCGCCCACGCCTCGGTCGAGGTAATCATGTCCACGAACGCGACGGCAGAGGCTTGCGTGGCCGTCTGGTACGCTTCCTCGTTGCCGGTCGCCCAGGCGAAAAGCGCCCGCCCGGTGTTGAGCATGATGGTCTGGAAATCGACGAACGTCCGGCCCATCTGCACGACCGAGTCGATGGCAATGCTCGTGACGGCCACCGCGTTCTCGAAGCCGGCCGCGACGATGCGGACGGCGGCAGCCATAAGGTCTAGCTTCTGCTCGGCGGTGCCGGCCGAACCGCTCAGCCGCCCCAGCGCCTCGGACAAGCCCTGAATGTTCGTGGCAATGCCGCTGGAATTGGTCTTGAGGCTCTCCAGCCCACGATTGAGGGCGTCCATCGTCCCGAGCGCGGCGGCCTTCGTGGTGAGCTCGCCGACCGCCGTGCTGATGGTCCCGACCGCGTTGACGAACGGCGGGATATCGTCAGACGGGAGCCACTCACCGGCGAACGCCTGCTTAGCCGTCGTCCATGCGTCCGTGATTTGAACGCTGGCGTTGTCGAACAGGATGACCGCTTCCGTTGCGAACTCTTCGAGGGCGGGCGCCGATTCGTTGACCATGCCGGTCACGCCCTGGGTGATCGCTCGCAGTGTCGGCAGGAGCGCCGTGCCGATCTTGATAGCGGCTGTCTCTATCGACCCCGTTAGCTGCTCGACGTCGCCCTTGAGGTTGTTGAGCCGCTCGGCAGCGACGGCAGCTGCGGTCACCTTACCGATGGACGTTGCCATCTCGGCGAAGCCTTCGGAACCGGCCTCGGCCATGATCGCGGCAGCGCGGATGGCGTCGGTGCCGAAGATGGTCTGCAACGCCTGGAGCCGCTGCTGCTGGGTCAGGCCCGCCGTCGCCTCCTGGAGTACGCCACTGATCTCGGCCAGCGACCGTGCCTTGCCGCCGGCGTCGAAGAACCTGTTCCCGCCCTCGGCCGTGATGATGCCAAGCTCCTGCATCACCCCTCGCGCCTTGTCGGTGGCCGGCGACAGGTTCAGAAGCATCGTCTTGAGGCTGGTCCCGGCGTCGCTGCCCTTGATGCCGGATTGACCCATGACGGCGATGGCAGCGCCGAGGTCGTCAAACCCGATCCCCACCGTCGCCGCCACAGCCCCGGCCGCCGACAGGCTCATGCCGAAGTCGTGAACGTCGATGGCCGAAGCATTCGCGGCCCCGGCGATCACGTCCGCGACGTGGCCCACCTGTGAGCCCGAGATGCCGAACACGTTCATCGCATTGGCCGCGATCTCGGCCGCTTCCGCCACTTCGAGCCCGCCGGCTGCCGCCAGGTTCAGCGCAGCGGCAGCCCCGCCGCCTAGCACGTCGCCGATGCTGACGCCGGCCCTGATGAGCTCGTTCATGCCGGCCGCGGCCTCGGATGCCGAGAACGACGTGTCGGCCCCGAGCTGGAGCGCTTGCGCCGACAGGGCTTCCATCTCCGAGGCCGTCGCGCCGGAGACGGCGCTGATCGCGGACATCTGGGCCTCGAAGCCGGCCGCCGCGACCACCGACGCCCCGAGCCCAGCCGTCAGGCCGGCGAGGCCGGCGATAGCCGCGCCCCCGAACGCCGTTGCCAGGGTGCCGCCGACGCTGCCGAGCTTCGAGCCGAGCGAGGTTAGCCCGCGCTCGACATCGCTCGTGTCAGCCGAGACTTTTACTTGCAATTCTGATACGGTCATTGCCATGGCTGTATCCCTGTGGCGATGGTTCGGCCTGCTATGTATCGGATATAATAATGTCCATGAAGACTTGCAAAGGCTGCGGTCAGTCGTTTTCGATAGAAACATTCCCCAAGGCTGGTAACAAGGGTACCGGGAGGCGTGCCCAGTGCCGTCCCTGCGACATTGCATACAAGGCCGCCGCGAGGCGACGGAGGGCCGCCGAAGACGGCCGGGCCTTCAAACCAAGGGTGAAATTCGACCCATCGACGGGCATGAAATGGTGCCCCACTTGCGAACAAAACAAACCACTTGATAGCTTTGCGCTGTCTCAGCGACGCTCCGATGGTGGCCGTCAGGGTGAGTGCCGCGCCTGCCGCTCGATTCGCTACGCGCGCTACCGCGCCGAGAATCCCGACAAAGACCGTGATCGACACCGACGCTACTACGCCGAGAACCTTGAGGCAATCCGTGTCAGAATGCGAAAGCATAGCCTGCGCTACCGGGCCGCGAATTTGGACCTTATCCGACAACGGCGGCAGGCGGCGTGGCGCAAACTGACTGACGAACAGCGACAGAACTTCTACCGCCGGTATCGCGAAGCCCGCGACACGGCCTACAACATGCGCCGCGCTCGAATCATCGGGACCAAGGCCGAGCCCATTCGCCGGAGCGAGATCATCGAGCGAGACAATCGAACATGCTATCTGTGCGGAGTAGCCGAGTTGACGGACCGCCAGATCCATCTCGATCACGTTGTACCGCTGGCCCGAGGTGGCACCCACACGGCCGACAACCTCCGCGTGGCCTGCGTCCCGTGCAACTACCGAAAATCTGACCGCCTCTTGTCCGAAATCCTGTACGGCAGGACAGGACGGTACAGACCGAAGGCACGACGGCAGTCGGCCACGGGCTAGCATCTGGAGCTCGGAGACCGTCATCGCCATAAGGTCACGCCTCGCGTGCTAGCATGACTGTGACTTGACATCGGGGGAACGGTATGGAAGCGCTGGCGACCGTGTTGGGCATCGGCCAGATGATCTTTTTTGCCCTGGTCTTCGGGCCGATCACGAGCGGCCTGCTGGCGCTGGGCTTTCTCGGGACTATGACACTCGTTGCACTCGGGTTTGCCCGATAGCCGCTCACCGCCGGCCCCCACGCCCACCCTGCATCTGGGCCATCCGCTGCCGCCGTTCCGCCTTGCGCGCCAGTTCGTGCTCGGCCTTCCGCTCGGCCGCGATCGCCGTCCGGTACATCTCCCGGTAGGCGGTCGGCCACGTCATGAACTCGCGGAGGTCAGTGTGGGCGCGATCAGCGGCGAGCATGTCTATGTACCACTCGGGAGGGCCACCGCCGAGCCTGGCGCCGCTGAGCCATTGCGTGAGGCGGGGGCCGTCGTCCGGTTTGGGAGTAGGTCGTCAAGGATGGCGCGGGTCAACGCGGAGGTCACATCAAGCCCAAGCTGCCCCAACACCTCGGCCTCGACGGGCACGGGCTGACCGTCGTCGTCCTGGAGATCCCAGGATGCGATGATCTCGGCCAGACTCCGTGCCTGCGACATCAGGTGATGGCCCTTCTCGCGGTCCTCCAGCTCGCGGGCCTCCTGGACCGCGTTGATGGCAGACGGCTTGTAGGTGAGCGTCAAGGTGTCGTCGCCAAACGACACCTTGATCGTGCGGCGGTCGGCGGTCAGTGCGGAGAGACGGACTGGCACAAAGCCTCCTACGGGGTGCCGAGGGCGGCAAAGTCGGTGATAAGCTCGATGCTGATCCACTTGCCCCAGGTCGGGTCATAGACGTTGCGGAACGTCCATTCGAGCGTGCTCAGGCCGTTCTCGTCGGCGCGGCTCGGGGCCGAGAACACCTTCAGCGGCACGTTGATGGTCAACTCGTAGGCTTGGCCTGACTCGATCGAGTTGGCCGCGCCCTCGGCGTGGAAACTGACCCAGACCGTTGAGCCCGCGCGCATGTTGGTGACGAGGCCGGTCCCGACCGTGTCGTTACCGAGCCTGAGCATGGCCTCGATGGTGGGCTTCTGGACGCTGTGCGCCGCGAATGACGGCAGCGCCGAGTTGATCGGCCAGATCATGTCGAACAGATCCGCGATCGACCACGAGAACTCGAAGTCGCGGAGCAGCTTGGTGGAGCCGAGCGAGCCCGACGACGAGTCCAGGTACACGTCACACTGGCTCGGCAGGATCGGCACGAGCTCGTGACTGCCGACGCCGGTCGCCGCCAGCGTGGCCGCGTAGTCCATCCGCCGGGCGAACAGGTCGCCGCTGAGCTCGGGCGCGGCCGTCCGACTGAACGTCAGGCCCAAGCCGGAGAGCAGCAGGTAGTTCGCCTCCTCGGCCGTGCCGCCGCTGACGCCACGACGCAAGGTGAGCGTCTTCGGTGTCCACGGCGTTGACTCGTCGGGCTCCCAGAGCCAGCGACGGGCGTCAGTGGCCCCTGACGGGGTGCTGACGGTCGCGGCCCCGAGCACGTTGCTGAAGACGTAGGCGATCTCGGTGTAGGTCGGGTAGCCGCTGACCGAGCCTGACGACCACTCCTGACGGGGTGCAACGATGGTCATCGGCAGCATGCCCGATGGCCCGAACTCGTCCACCTCCAGGTCAGTGTCAATCTCGAAGTTGAGGCCGTTGAGCTGGATCGTGGGAACAGCAGCCGACCCTGGGGACGACTCCACCCCGATCTGCTGAACCTCGCTGACGATGAACCTATCCGCCATGATCTCTCACCCCCTTCTCAGGCGTGGGCTTCGGTGCGATACGTCTGGATGAGATGGCTATACGACTTGCCCGCCTCATCCTCGATAAATGCCTGCACGCCGTCGCGGCGCAGTTCCACGATGCGGACGCTGTTACGGGTGCCGGTGGCGTTCTGGAGCACCGTGTCAACGCGGCCGGCGATCGTGTTCTGGTAGGCCGTGCCGTCGCCCACCACGCGCACGTCGGTCAGCGTGACGGCAAAGACTCTTCTGCCGCCCACGGTGTTCTCGTCCACGTGGCTGACCAGGCCGACCGTGACGGCCGGCAGCGTGGCTGCCTGCGGCACACGGTCGCGGTAGATGCGGCCACCAGTGAGCGTGTGGACGCCGCCAGCGCCGTTGTCAGCGACGAGCTGGTCATAGATCCACCCGGCCACTTGCTGCCCCTCCAGCGCCATCAGTGGAGCCCCTTCAGCGCGCGGGCGACGGCCCCAGCGAACTTCGGCAACACGGCCTCGGCAGCAGGGCGCATGTAGGGGCGAGCGCCCATGTGGCGGGTGCCGAACTCGATGAACTTGCCGTAGAGCACGCTCGGCCCGACGATGCCCGTGAGTCCACCGTTGCTGAACACGCTGTGAATCGAGCGGCGCAGCGTGCCGGTCTTGACGGCGACCTTCGCCTTGGCTCTGGCCTCGACGTCGAGCGTGGCCTTCTGGACTTCCACGACGACGGTCGGGCGGATGGCCGCCGAGATCGCGGGCAAGCGGTTGCTCACGATCCTCACGGTGACTCCAGTGCTGCCGGCCATTAGCGGGCGTCCTCAGAGCCGATGGATTCGAGGACGCGACGGTGCTCCACTTCGGCAACCAGGGCGGTCCGATCGGCGGGAGAGAGGTCCATGATGCGGTTGGCCAGGAAGCCCGGATCCTGGCTCATGCCCCTGACGGACGGCAGGAAGCCCTGAGCAACGCCCAGCATCGCGACCACCACCCCGAGCCAGCGGGCCGCCACGGGGGTCAGGCCGAAGTCGGCGGGGTTGGCGGCCAGGATGACCGCGCAACCTGTCAGCAGCACGGCCACGGCGATGGCGAGGTACCTCTGCGTCTGGTAGCTCACGGGAGCGGTCCGATGTGTGGGCCGATAACCAGATTCCACCAGACGACGACGATCAGGAGGACGACGATCACCCAAACGACCCAGACCCAATCGCCTGGGATCGGCTGCGGCGATAGCTTGCTCTGGATCAGGTTGCCGAGCGCGATCAGGACGACCGTCACGATGAACGCGATGAGGATGGCAACGATCATGGCGCGGCCTCCGGCGGCCCCTGGCGAGCGGTTGGGCCGGGCACCTGGCGGTAGACCCACTCGGGCACCTTGATGCGCTCGCTGTCCGGCAGCCCGAGCCGGGTGTGATAGACCTCGATCGTGCCGACCAGGACGCCGGCAAAGCTGCTGAACTCGTGGTAACGCTCGCGGAGGCCGATGTTCTCGACGCGCATCTCCCGGAGCTGCGCCCGAAGATCGGCGCACTCGTCGGCCAACTTGTCGCGGTCGTCGCGTAGCTCGCGGACTTCGGCCTTGAGGTCTCGGAGATCCTGTCGCAGTTCCGCGCTGATGGCCGTGCGGTCATTCGCCTGCCGGTCGTCGCGAGCAAACGCCCGCTCGATCAGCTTGACGACGACCACGCTGCCGCCGCCGGCCGTCACCAGGGCACCGAGTTGAGAGAGCCAGCTTGGCGGGTCGAAGTTGAGACCCATCAGGCGAGCGACCCGACCAGCGAACCGAGACGGGAGTAACACCAGCCCTGCGCGATGCCGGCCCCCAGGAACAACAGCGAGCCGAGGCCGGCCGGGTTGGCCGCCAAGAACGTCAGACCGATCGCGCACCACACGAAGCAGCCGACGAGGCTGGCCCAGCGGCGCCATGCCCGGTGCCCGTTCTGGAGCGCGGCCAGGTGCCCGACGCCGATCACGACCAGGAAGACGCCCCAGAGATTCTCGGGGATGATCGAGATCACGCCGAACGCCGGCGACATCGAGAACGTCTGGGCCGGCAGCAGCAGCCAGGTGCCAATCGCGACCTTGAGCACCCCGCCCGACAACTCGGTCGGCTCGGTGTCGTGCTCGCGGAGGATCAGTCCCCACCAGGAGTCTCGGATCGCGTCTCTCATCCTGTAAAGGCGCCGCACGCATCAAACCCTCGCCTATCCCCTTGGAACCATCCGACTGGTTTCGCCGTCATCTCTCTTGCCGCCCCCTGTTTGCGCAGTGGGTGGTGTGCTCCCGGTCGGTGGTGACAACCGCCGACCGGGCTTCCCCGCACGTCCGCTACGTCACCTCTCGGCAGATCACCTCGCGGATGACCTCGTACGACCGCGCGCCCACGCGCGCGATTTCGAATGTTCTGCTCCCGACCACGATCCGATCCCGTACCGTCACGTCCTGGAGGGCCGGCAGCCAGATCGTCCACTGGTTGACGGCCGCCAGTCCTTCGGCCCCGCCCAGGCCCTCATTGCTGCCCGATGCGAGCGGCGAGACGCGACAGGCCACACCCGTCGCCACGTTCGCCCACACGTCCGTCTGCCCGTCGCCCGTCTGCGTCGGCGTATTCCGACTGATCGCGCAGGTATCGGGGAGATACTGATTCGACAGCGAACGGAGGAGCTCCACGGGGACCACGGCAGTCAGTCCTCCCCGACCGTGGGCGGCGAGTCGTTGAGCGGCCCGGTGTACGGCTGGCCGTCTGCCAGGCTGACGATCCTGAACCCGGCATCGGCGTACGTCTGGTCTTCCTTGCCAGGCCGGCGGTAGTGCTTGCCGTGGCGGAACTTCGCGGAGTCGATGCCGTACTCTTCCTGGGTTCGTGGGTGGCGGATGATGACTTCAGGCACGCCGACCTCCTTACGCGATCACGAAGCGGCGATAGGGCGCGAGCAGGTTGAAGGCTTCGGCCGGCACGTCGCCGCGATCGGCCGCGAACTTGACGCTGATATCGTTCTGACCGACCGCGATCTGCTCGATCCCGTTGGTCTGCGGCGCCAGCGTCGGCGCCAGCCACGACGACGCGATCATCGTCGCGGCGAGCCCGACCGGCGTCGGCGCGGTCGTCGCCGTGTGGGTGTAGCTGACCTTGATGTCCAGGCCGGACAATGCCCACCCCGACATCAGCAGCACGCCGTTCGCCGCGTCTCGCAGCTCGTACTCGTCGCTGTCGAGCAGCGTCCACGACGAGCCGATGATCGGCTGCCGCGTGGAGACTGCCGAGACAGCCGTCACGGGGCGGTTGTTCAGGTAGACGGTATCGCCCACCGGGTCGTGCAGTTCGTCGGCCGTGGTGCCGTCATCCTGCCAGGACTGGCCCAGGTAGCGGTCAATCCAGTCGGAAGCTGCCTGTGCCAGCACGCCGGCTTGCGTGATCTGGCCCGCCGTGAGGGTCGCGCCCAGATAGGCGGCGATCTTGGTGGCGTCGGTATACGCAGCCATCAGCGTGTCACCGGGTTCGAGAGTCGCGGGTCGGCGTGTGATGCCGGGGTCGGTCGCGGATACGGACGCTGCCCCCAGTGCTGGCCGTGGACGATGCCCGGCCGGGTCATGCCCTGAGAGAGCAGCACTGGCAGGGCCGGCTCCTTGGACGGCGAACCAGACTTGCCCCGCAGCGGCCTGGAGACGTGCGTGGTCATCATGTCGCCTTGTCCTCGGCCGACACGCGGCGCTTGTCGGCGTAGCGGCTCAGACGCTTCGGCCTGTCGGCGGCCGGCAGTCGGGCCGTTTCGATGGTGCCCTCCACGACGACGCTACCGGGTCGGAGACGGGCCATCGGCTTGCCTTCGGGATCGAAGACAGTTGCCCCGGCCTCCCCAACCCGGTAGGTCGTCACTGGACTACGCGCCAGTCACGCGGGCGAAAGCAGTCGGGCGGAACACGACGAACGCCGCACGGAGCTCGGCAAGGATTGTCTGCATGTTGCGGACGAACTGGTCGTCAATCGTCCCGACGCGGATGGCAGCCTGCTCGCGGTCGAACAGCATGCAGCCGAGCTGGAAGTCGCCGGTCAGCACCGTGTTCTCGGTCATGCCAATCGCTTCGACGACCGGACGCCCCCAGAGGGTCATCGGGCCGGCAACGGAGGGCGGGCCGTACAGGTAGCCGCCGGGGTTGACGTTGCCGGTGACCGCACTCTCCCGCATCAGCCGGACAGCCGCCCAGTCAATCGGGTGGAAGACGAAGGCGTTCGGCATCGCCAGGCCGGTGACCTGAACCTGCATCATGGCGGCGTAGGCGGCATCGACCACCGTGGCCTGCCCGCCGTAGGTGGCGCCGGCCGCGAGGCCGAGCGTCTGGATGCCCGAGGCCAGGATGCCCGTCAAGTTCGGCGGCGTGCCGTTCCCGCCGAGCACCTGGGTCTCAAGCCGCTGATTGAGCATGTAGATCAGGCGGTTCTCGATGATGCCCCTGATCTGCGGCGCGTCCGCGAGGGCGGCGTTCGTCACCGGAATCCACGTAGCGATCGTCCGGACGGCGCTGGTCGCCTCCTCGAACGCGATTGCCGACTCCGGCTTCAGGCCCGTGACGCCCGTGGTGACGGTCGCCTCGGCGACTTCGGCCGCGTTGTTGGTGGACGCATTTTCCTTGATGTACTCGATCATGTTCGACGTGGTCGTGGTGCTCGGGACCAGATCAAGCAGCGTGAGCTGCCGCGACAGGTACTCCTGATAGCCGGGCAGCCGGTCGTTGACGATGAACTGCCCGCCGCTGCCGGAGGCCGAGTACACCAGCGCCTTGTGGGCGAGGTACTGGAGTAGACTGCCCTTCAGATCGACGTCAAACTTCGCCTTGACGCTCGGATTGTGGATCGCGCCGGAGCCGACGACATGCTTGTACGAGTCCGAGTCAACGAACTGCTGACCGAACATCGTGATTGACTTCGGCCGGTCGTCGGCCCCGTCGTCGCCGGGCTGCTGGTGCCGCTGGGCGGGCTTGCCCAGCTTGGCGGCGTTGTCAAGGATGCGCTGCTTCCGGTTGCCGGCGTCCTCCAGTTCGGAGGTGCGCGTCTCGATCAGGTCGATCTCGGTGAGCAGGCGCTTGACTTCGCCGAAGTCCTCGCTTGCGTCAGGCGTGACGCCGTTCGGGTGCTTCGCCTCGATGGCGGCGGCCTTCTCGTAGCGAGTGCGGCTCTCGGCCATGCACTCGCTGAGCGTCATGTTGCGGACTTGCTCAACGGTAAGAGCGGTCATGCGGGTCGCTCCAGAATGCCGTGCCGCTCCAGGCGACGGCGGCGAAGCTCAAGCCCGACGTTGATCCGCTCGGGCGGAGCTGGCGGCACGAGCAGCGCTTCGACCTCATCGGCAGCGGTTCGGAGCGACCCGCTCATCTGCTGCATCTGGTCGCGGCGCGCGGGGGACAGGTCGCGCCCGTCCTTGTGGCGCTGGGCCAACCCGGCCCGGCACCGAGCGAGATACTCGCGGACGGCAACCTGCACGTCGGCCGAGTGCATCTCGAAGGGGCGCGACTTTACGTCGGTGATGATCGCGTTACGGTTCGCCGGGATGGCGACGGCGCTGACCTCCAGGAGGTCAACCTTCCGCAACACCCGGATGCCGTCCTCGCGGAAGTCGGCTTCTTGCGTGAAGTAGCCGATGGAGAGCGAGTCCAGGACGCCGGCCTTCGCCAGTTTGTAGGCGTCGGTGCCGGTCTGGGTATCCACGATCGACCAGCGGCCGAACAGGCCGCGCTCGTCCTCGCGGATCTCCAGTTGCTTGCCGATCGGCTCGACGTGCTCGTAGAGGAACTTGGTCGCACGGGTCGCGATGGACTCGGCGAAGGCGCCGGCCGCGATCACGTCGCCGTAACTGTCAGGCTCTCCACCAAACGTCGAGGCGTAGCCGGCAATCTCCCAGCCGCCCGACGCACTGTCGATGACCTCTTTGACCTCGAAAGGAATGCTCTTGTATTCGAGCGGCATGGAAAGAGCCCCCTTCCCGCTGCGTCATGCGCGCGTGGATGGGGGCTCGGTGGCCCGTGTGCTGTTCAGTTACACGTAGCTTACTCGAAGTGAGTCACTTACGCAATACCATCGTCTGCATCCGGCGACAGCGGCGGTCAGGGCAGATTC